AAAATTCTTGAAACACCTATGGGTAAAATTGCATCATCACTATTAAGTGAAGGTGTTAAACTAGGGGTGTCCTCAAGAGGACTTGGTTCTATCGAAAGAAGAGGGAATATGAATATCGTTAAAGATGATTTCATGCTTTCTACTGCTGCAGATATTGTAGCTGATCCTTCTGCTCCAGATGCTTTTGTGGAGGGCATTATGGAAGGTAAGGAATGGGTTATGGCTGAAGGACGTTGGCAAGAGTCAGCATATGATCAGTCTAGAAGATACCTAAATAATTCTCCGCAGAGTGAACTGGATGCAAGGAAACTTGAAGTTTTTGAGTCATTCTTGCGTAACATTACAATTTAATAAATATTATTAGAAAATAACCATTTTTTCACAAGGGGAATCCAATGTCGAATGTATCTGAAACAAATATTGAAACCGTAGAAGAGGGCAGTAATCCTGTAACTAAGAATGCTAGCCCAGGTGATCCCATGCCAAAGATTGATAATGTTGTTCCAGGCCAAACTGGATCCGCAGAAGACCTTGGTGGGCCCATCACAAAACCTGCTCCTAATTCCGAACCATCGGTAGGTGCTAAAGCTTCCGCAAAAGCTAAGAAGACAGCAACTAAAGTAAATGCAACTGGTGGAACACCAGATCCAATGCCTACTCTAGACGGTTCTGCTCCTGGCCAGAAGAACGAGGAAGTAGAGAAAAAAGAATTGAGTATAGACGTATCTGATGACGTTAATGCTCTTTTAAAAGGAGAAGAATTCTCCGAGGAGTTCAAGTTTAAAGCAACAACTATCTTCGAAGCAGCCGTTAAGGCGAAGGTTGTTGAAGAACTTGAAAAACTAGAAAAAGTTTACGAAGAAAAACTTCAGGCAAAACTTGCCGAAGTTACCGAATCAATGGAAACACGTGTAGATTCTCATCTTGAGTACACTGCTGAACAGTGGATCAAGGAAAATCAACTCGCCGTTGACAATGGTCTACGTAATGAATTGACCGAAGAGTTCATCACAGGTTTGAAGGATCTCTTTGAAACACATTATGTCGATATCCCAGAAGATAAGTATGATGTTCTCAGCGATATGTCTGAGAAATTAAATGAAATGGAGACAAAACTTAACGAGCAAATCGAAAGTAATGTTGAGCTAAACAAGCAAATCGGAACCTATACTAAAAATGGAATAATTGGAGAGATTTCCGAGGGTCTTGCTCAAACACAAAAAGAAAAGCTTGCTTCTTTATCAGAAGGCATTGAGTTTGTTAGTGAAGAGTCTTATCGGGAAAAGATCAATACGATCAAGGAAAATTATTTCCCATCAACAAAAGCATCTTCTTCTGAAGATCTAGTTGAAAAACAGCAAGTAATTGCTGAAGATCTAGAGGGCCCTATGGCATCTTATGCCGCAGCGCTTTCTAAGTACTCTAACTAACAAATAATAAAGAGGTAAAATTCTAAATGTATAACGCAGAAAAACTTCAAGAAAAGTGGGCTCCCGTACTGGAGCACGATGGTCTTGAAAACATTAAAGATAATCATCGTAGAGCTGTAACTGCTGTACTTCTTGAAAACCAAGAAAGGTTTATGCAAGAAGAGCGTGGTATTCTTACAGAACAACCTACTAACTCCGCTGGAACTGGTGGATTTGGTGGTTCAGCTGCTCTACCTAACCAAGGTTTCGACCCTGTACTAATCAGCTTGATTCGCCGTTCTATGCCTAAGTTGATGGCATATGACATTTGCGGTGTTCAACCAATGTCTGGCCCTACAGGTCTAATCTTCGCAATGCGCTCACATCGTGGTACAGACCGTGATGGTAATGGTGCGAACCCTAACGTATTCACCAACGAATCATTCTATGACGAGGTTCCATCAGGATTCTCTGCTGATGATGGTGCTTACAGTGCTGCAACTGGAGAAGCTGCAACAAACCCTTCAGTTCTTAACGACGCATCACCTGGCAACTATGCTGCTGTTGGTGGTATGAATACAGCAACTCAGGAAGCTCTTGGATCTTCGACTTCAACTGCTTTCCGTGAGATGTCATTCTCTATCGAGAAAGTCGCTGTTGAAGCAAAAGGTCGTGCGCTAAAAGCCGAGTACAGTTTAGAACTTGCTCAGGACTTGAAAGCAATCCACGGTCTAGATGCAGAAGCAGAACTTGCAAACATTTTGTCTGCTGAAGTTCTTGCTGAAATCAACCGTGAAGTTGTTCGTACAATCTACGTAACTGCTAAGCCTGGTGCTCAGAATAACGTTGCGACTGGTGGACAGTTCGACTTAGACGTTGACTCCAACGGACGCTGGATGGCTGAGAAATTCAAAGGTCTTATCTATCAGATAGAAAGAGATGCTAATGCGATTGGTCAAGAGACTCGTCGTGGAAAGGGTAACTTCATCGTCTGCTCTGCTGACGTTGCAAGTGCTCTAGGAATGGCAGGTGTACTTGATTACGCTCCTGCTCTTGGTGGAAACAATGGTCTAACAGGCGTTGATGACACTGAATCCACATTAGTTGGTACACTAAACGGACGTATTAAGGTCTATGTTGACCCATACTCTGCAAACGTTGCTGACAATCACTTCTATGTAATGGGTTATAAGGGAACTTCTGCTTATGATGCAGGTATCTTCTACTGCCCATATGTACCTCTCCAAATGGTAAGATCAATTGGTCAGGATACATTCCAACCTAAGATTGGCTTCAAAACTCGTTATGGTATGGTTGCCAATCCATTCTCACGTGGTACAACTCAAGGTGCTGGCGCTCTTACTGCTAACACTAACGTTTACTACCGTCGTGTTCAGGTTAAGAACCTTATGTGATTTAATATCACATATTTCCAAAGAGACCCTACGGGGTCTCTTTTTTTATGAAGAGAATATTAAAGGGTTAAATAGTTTTACCAGACCTAAATATTATTGATTCTGCCTTTAGGTGCAAGGGTAGTAAGTATACAAATGGACTGGGAATTAGAAAATGCAAACTATAAACTGCAAGATATGATTACCGTATACGAAACAGAAATAGAAGAACTGAAAAAAGAAAAGATAGAACTCAAACAAGAAGTTCTCTTTCTAAAAGCTCAACTAAAGTACAAATCTTTAGGTAACCATGAAACTGAAACATGATGAGGATTAATTATGACTACACAATTTTCCAAAGAAATTAAGGAAGGGACTAAGAAGTCTCATTCTGCAGCAGAGAATACTAAGTTTGTTGCTTCGTTTCTTAAAGGAGTATTAGATCCAGAAGAGTATCGTAAATTACTTACTAACTTCTGGTATGTATATGACACAATGGAACAGAGGATTCAAGAATCTAATGATCCTCTAGTAAACGTATTAAAACAATGGAACCCGATATTGTTCCGTACAGCATTCTTACAAAGAGACCTTGAGTATTATTATGGGCCTTTTTGGAGAGAAAACCAAATACCTTCAGAAGCATGTAATACGTATTGTTATAGGATTACTGAGGTAGCAGAGAAAGATCCTTATCTATTAATTGCACATCACTATACACGTTACATAGGTGATCTGTCTGGTGGTCAGATATTAAAAGGTATTGCTCAGAAGGCACTTAATCCACCAGCTGGTGAAGGTTTACATTTTTATGATTTTCCTCGTATAGATAATGCTAAGGAATGGAAGATTGGGTATAGATCAGTTTTAGATGATCTAGATTTATCAGAAACCCAAAGAGATGCATTAATTGAAGAAGCCAATTACGCCTTTAAATTAAACATGGATATGTTTAATGAGATGAAAGGAAGTACAACAAAATCATTATTTGTCCTATTGAGAAATACACTATTTCCATTTCTGACTAAATAATATTATAATTGGAGGATATTATGCACGGAAATTTGGAACCAGAGGAAAGTGTCTGGAAAACTGAACCCACTACTTATCCTGTCCATCCTGAAATGGCTGATGTAGATTTAGATTCTGAAGAATTACTCTCAGTAAATTTTGAGACAAAACCAGATGTAGATGTAATATTTACTGTAGATCCATCTTTTCAGGAAAAGGTTAATGGATATTTTTATGATGAAGAAGATGATGACGATGGAGACATCGTAGTAAGGTTATAAATAATCAGAAAGGTTATGGCGTATTTTTCAGATACTGATAACGCTCCGTCTAAATTTTTATCTGGTGTTGGCTTTCAACTTAGTTTAAATAAACTACCAGGCGTATCGTATTATTGTCAATCAGTTACCGTTCCATCGTTAAATCTTGCGGTTGCAGAACAACCCACGATGTATAGGCGTTTGCCCGAACCAGGCGATGAGGTAAATTATGATGATCTTTCAATCCGATTCTTAGTTGATGAGGATATGAAAAATTATATATCAGTTCATAATTGGTTAAGGTATTTGGGATATCCAGAATCAGAGAAGGATTGGACAACTTTTGCAGATGGTGAAAAGTATGAAGAAAAACAATATAGTGATGGATCATTATTCATATTAAATTCTAATTTTCAAAAGAAGTTTGAGATATATTTTAAAGATCTTTTTCCAGTAAGTTTAGGTGGACTTAATCTGGATGCAACTTATACTGATACAGAATACTTTGCAATAGATGCTACATTTAAATATTCGATGTTTGATATAAAGGAGGTAGGAGCGACCACTTTTTTTAAACAGTCCTCGCTGATAGCACCAACTGTTACGCTAAATAGCGGGGTATCAACTATAGATGGTGTTAGTACACTGTCTTTAACTTATACATCTACTAATGCAATTTCATTAGTTATTAATCAAGGAATTGGAGCAGTAGCTATTCAAGGTACTGGTGTTACAAAACCAGTTGCTGATATATCTCATCTATCATATAATGGTGTTATATCATATACTATCACAGCAACATCTTCCGATGGTTTAGTTGCAACAGCAACAACTACAGCAACTTTACCAACACAACAAACAAGTACTAATAGAACTTGTATTGCAGTTATTGATGAATCAGATAATCAGAGTGTTGCTGGTATGGAAATCAAATGGAATCAATTTAGGACAGATTGGCCAGATAGACCATTTTGGTTATTATCTGCAACTGGAGAATCTCATTCTGGAAATACAATTAGTACTCTTGCTGTTCCACCAAGTTTCTTAGAAGAAGCAGATCCTGCTAAAGTGGAGAGTAGTTAATGGCAGAACATAACACATCAATCGAAGTTGGAGCTGCACAATCAATCGGTGCATCATATGCTCCGAGAAGAACAAATATAACAACCAGTACTAGTAATTGGAACTATGGTTATGGATCGTATCCAGCACCATATAGAAGTTTTTCACAAAATCTAGTAAATGCTAATTGGATTCTTGGGCCTTATTGCAGAAGATTAGATGGAGTTGCTGGAAGAATTAAAATAAGTACCCAAGCAGAATTTGGAGAACTTGGATTTGCACAACAATGTTGGTATGATTTTCCAAGAGGTGCAAATGATAAAATTAATGGAGTCTTACAATCAACTAATAAAGTATGGTGGGATACTGAAGTTAGTAGAAAATGGTGGATTAGAGTCTATAATTTAAATGATGATAATGCACCATTGATATGGGTTCAAGTAGCTATTGATGGACTAACAGGTAGTGATGGAACGGTGCCTGCATTGAGTATGCATGATCCAAGTAATGGCCCACTAAATGGTGATTGTATAAGATATATACGTGCAGCTCATAATCTTCATGGTGGACAAGTTAATCCACTCCAATTATATACTGGTATTGCTGGTAACTGTGGAATAAAATCTGATACTCTTTCAGCATTAGCAATTCCATATCAAGCTGATAGTGGTGGATGGCTTCCAGATGTTTCTTTCCTTGAGAATGGAGGAATGTCAGGATGTCCGTGGGCTCTTGATCCTAATGGAGAAGCTGAAGATGAATTAGGTAATATATATAATAGTTTAAATGGTACTGAAAGAACTGCTGCAGGAGCTAGTTTTTCAGATGCAAATAGAGCTAATAATTTGCTTGGTTGGATTAGTACACATTTAGGTAATGTTAAAGATTTTTTAGAAGATCTTAGATCTTGGGCTTATACAGAAGCAGCCAATGAAACAGCTGATAGAAATGCAGCAATTAAACAGACATTAGAATTACTTTCAGCTGCTCCTATGGCTGCTGAATTAATGATTCATGGATGGTTCCTTCCTAATTTAAGAAAGTATGGAAGTGGTAATGGTGTAACTGGCACTGCTTCAAATCCATATAAATGGAGACCTCCAAATCATGTACAACAAAGATTTGCTAGTTATCTTTTAGATAATGGAACTACAGGAGCACCATTTGGTGGAGGTACAGATTTTAAAGCTTATATTCCAGGCACTACTCCAAATAAAAAGGATGATGATGGTAATACAACTTCCGAATCCGATTGGGGTTGGTACTTAACACTATTAAATAGAGGTGATACAACTACAGTTCCATATGTAGATCCAGCTACTAACGAATTTGTTTTTGCTGAGAACTATGGATTTAATAGAGGTGGTTCTGTTCAATCAGCAGATCCGTTTTTAAATTGGGTTGATAATAACTTTGGAACACAAACTGGTGATTCTATAGGAACTTTACTTGATATGAGTCCAGCTGCTCCATTTTTTATAGTTACTGTGATACCTATTGTTGCATTAGAAGTTGGTGGTCAATTAATTAAAGCAAAGAAAGGAGAATCAATTGGATCAGGAGGAAATTTAGATGGATATGATGATACTAAATTTGAAATTAGAATTTCTGCAAGGAATTTAAAAGAGGGGAATCTAACAATGTATAATTATCTCGTAAGTACAGGTGATGCAAATGGAAACAAATTTACAGCGGTGCCATGAGTTTAATAACTTCTAGTAACAAACACGCCTTCAAAGAATGGTTAAGAGAATATAGGAAGATGTTTGGATCTGATCCAATCATTAGAGATTATATGGGTTTGGTTAGTAAATTTCTTACTTCTTCTCAAACTGGTGTAACTTCAGATCCATCTAAACCTGTTAATATAGTTGCATGGGAAACATTTGATGAGACTGTAGATTTAACTGGTAATCTGATAATAGGTGAGTATTACTATTTTCCAGCTTTAATGAATGATCAGGTTAAAATAAAAAATGGATCTACAACAGTAACACTTGATTTTGATGATGATGGTAAAATTAGAAATAAAAATTTAGGTGATTATGTTGATATTGGAGATGTACGATTAACTCTTAGAGGAATTGGTGGTACTTTAGGACAAGCTGGACAAGGTGTATCATATGCAATAGCTCCTAATGTAACTACTGTTAATGAAGGTGTTACTATAACATTTACTATTACTACCACTAATATAGCAAATGGAACTACTGTTTATTGGGATACAACTGGTGGTGTAAATGCAGCTGACTTTTCAGACAATGCAATTTCGGGAAATGTTAATGTAAATAATAATACTGCAACATTTACAAGAACCTTAGCTAATGATCTATCTTTAAATCAAACTGAAGGTACTGAAACTTTTCAAATTAGAGTAAGTGATGGAACTAGTATTGTAGCAACTAGTCCAACGATAACAGTAAATGATACTTCTTATGCTGGTTATACATGCACTGTATCATCAACAACACCATCTGAAGGCAGTACATTAACAGCTACATGTGCTACTGTCGGAGTTCCAAATGGTACTGATTTGTATTTTAAAGCTGTAAAAGCTGATGGTAGTGGTAATGTGAGCTCTGGTAATAGTGGTGATATACAAGATATTACGAGGAAGGATGATATACAGAATAATACAACTGATGTTGTCTTTACAATAAACCAAGATTTTGTAGTTGATACTGGAGAACAATTTAAGATAGAAGTTAGGACGGGTAGTTACTCTGGAACACTAGTTGCAACTAGTCCAGTATGTACTATTCAGGATGTTCCATTTTCAGTTTCTATAACTCCTAGTACGACATCTCCAACAGAAGGTGATACTGTAACCTTTACTGTTAATACAACAGGTGTTGCTGATGGTTCATCATTATGGTGGCAAATTTATGGTCTAGATACTTATGATGTAAATGATAGGAAACATAGTTTTAGTATTAATAATAATACAGGATCATTTTCTGTAATAATAAAACAAGATTTGGTTGTTGAAAATGCTGAACCATTTACTGTTCAGATTAGACCCAGACAGTCATCCAACACAGTTCTTGTAACTAGTTCAACAATTACTATTGCTGATGCTTCATTTACTATAAATATAACTCCCGATAAAACAACAGTTGTAGAATCAGTTGCAGGTAGGTCTAATACAAAAACTACTGAAACAGTTACATTTAATTTTGCTACTGTAGGTATTCCTAATGGTACTCAATTAAGATTATATCCAAATTATGTTACAGGAGAAGCAAATGTTCAACATAGTTTAACTGATGATATTAGTGATTCATCTTCAAGTACGCAGCAATCAAGTTATTATACTATTACTGTTAATAATAATGTTGCTACTTAAACATTTTATATAATAGCTGATGCTGAAACAGAAGGAACTGAAGTATTTAATCTACTAGTTAAAAATTCTACAGGAAATTATACTGTAGCAACTAGTCCCAATATTACTATTACAGATAAATCATGGATTGGTTCACGAAAAACTGATAAAACATTTGGCCCCATAAGAGTTGAGAGAGATAATGGTAATGCAAGTAATGTTTCAGATTGGTATACCATATGTGGCCTAGATAAATTACCAAACAACTCTAAAGTAGCAATCTTTATTGACAAATCAGGAAGTATGACACAATCTACTATTTCCGCATCCTATGATTTACTAATGTCAAAATTACAAGCCAGAAACATGGATGTTATTACTAAAACTGATATGAATGAAGATTGGATTTCGCCCTTTACAGGAATTATTGATGACCCTTAAATTTTATGATTACACTTGATGATGTTCAACATGAATGGACTATTGATTCTAAAATTGACCCTGAGTTATTAGATGAAGAGTCTATAAAAATACCACAATTACATAGCAAATATCTTAAGTATCTTTCCGATGTAAAATTACTTAAGATTAAAAAAGAAATGGAGTATAGAGTTCTACTTCGAGAGAAGTTTGAATATTATACTGGTAAAGCATCCGAAGAAGTTTATAAAGAAAAACCTTTTGATCTAAAGATTCTAAAACAGGATCTATCACTATACATGGATTCTGATACGGATATCCAAGCCTTACTTGCCCGTATAAATTACTATGAAGAGATCATGTTTTTTCTTGACAAAGTTCTTCATTGTTTAAACAATAGAGGATTTCAAATTAAGAATAGCATAGATTGGCAAAAATTTATGCAAGGTAGCATCTAATGTCTGATGTCACTATTCAGAAGAAGAATGAGGTATATCTAAAAGTTGATTGTGAACCACATATTAAATATG